TCCACACCAGAAGCACCTGTTTCCTTGTTCGGAGCGAATGCGGGCCACGTCGGCGGCAGAGTGCGTGCCGGGAGCGTTGCGCTCCAGTGCGCGCCGGCGAGCGTCGCGCGCCGACACAACCTCGGGGTGCGATTGCCGGTACGCGGCATTGCGTGCAAGGGACTGCTCGCGGTGGGTGGCGTAGTACTTGCGGTCGGCCTCGCTGCTGCGCGGGTCTGCCTTCCGCCGTGCCGCGATCTCCTCGCGATGCAGCGCGTAGTGACGGCGACCATATCCACGGAAGCGCTCGCGATCGCCGCGCTGGGCCGCGAGCTGCCGATCGTGGATGCTCTCGCGGTTTCGTTCACAAGAAGCCTTAGACAGCTCGCGGAAGTGTTCGTGATGCTCTCCCCGATAGGAACTCTGGTACGCGCGGTAGCACGTCCGGCACCATGCGTCGAGGCCAACGGTTCCGTTGCGCCGCTTGCGAGCGTAGAAGTACTCCCTCGTGGCGGGCAGTTCGCGTTTGCACCGGCTACAGGTTTTCGTGTCCATACTCACCCTATCGGCAGATCGTGCCTAAACCTTGAGTCCAGTATACCACAGGGAGCCGCCTGATGGCTTGGTACAATAGCCGCCTCTTCCACCCCTATGCCCTTGCTGAGGGTGGTGATGCCCAATCCCATTCCAGTGCCCCGACGCAAGAACTCGGGGATACCGGGATGGGGCGAAATAACTAGGGTATTGGGGTTGGGTTTCACCGGGAACAGCACGACGGATTAGGGACCTCGAATATCTGCACGACCTGAGCGGGATGCGCTGCTACCCTATCTGGGATAGGATGAGGCTTTCCGACCCGAAGGTCGCCGGCCTGCGCTACGCCACCGACCTGCCTCTCCTCAAGGCCGACGTCTCGATTGTCTCGGCCGACCCCAAGAACGAAACCTGCAACGAGGTCCGCGACGCCGTAGAGGACGCCCTGTTCAACAAGATGGCGTACTCGTGGCGCTCGACGCTCGCTGAAATCCTCAGGTATCGCGACTACGGCTTTGTGCCCTTCGAGATCATCTGGAACACCGACGACGGCAAGGTCGGCATCGACCGCCTCGCCTACCGTCCGCCCGGCACCATCTGGTGGATTTGGGGAGCCAACGGCCGCGTCGATCGCGTCGAGCAGTCGGTCTTCGGCCACTGGCTGACGATCCCCGGCGAAAAGCTGATGTGGTTCGTCAACCAGCGCGAGGGCGAGAACTGGCGCGGGCGCTCGGTCCTGCGGCCGATGCACAAGCCGTGGTACCAGAAGGAACGCCTCGAGACCTTGCTGCTCATCCTCATCGAGCGCATGGGCGGCGTGCCGGTGTTCAAGGAAGGCGCGTCCGTCGCCGCCTCCAAGAAGCTGCAAGCCAAGATCGACCTCATCATGCAGCAGTGGCGCATGGGCGAGTCGATGGGCCTGCGTCTACCGCCCGACGTCGATTTCGAGCTGCTGCCCTCACAGGCGAAGCCGGCCGACATCATCCGGGCCATCGAATACTACGACACGCAGATGAGCAACGTGCTACTCGCCCAAGTTCTCGACCTCGGCAAGACCGCGACGGGGAGCCGCGCCCTGGGGATGACGATGGGCGACATGCTCGAGGAGTCCTGCGAGGCCGAGGCTAACCAGGTCGAGGACGTCTTTAACGCCAAGGACGGCCTCATCTACCAGTTTGTGACCTACAACTTCGGCGAGGACCCCGACATCATGCCGCGCTTGCAGTTCGGGCGCCTCGGCAAGGTCGACCCGCTGGTCTTCGGACAGGGCCTCAACAACCTCGCGCAGGCCGGCATCACCTTCGACGACCCGCTGACCGTCGAAGAGATTCGCCACCTGCTACAGCTCCCCGAGCTTGACCCCGACGCGGTGGACTCCCAGGAGACCTACCTCGAGCACATGAAGGCGAAGCAGGAAGCGGCGCTGAACGCGACGCAGAACCTGCCATCCACTCCACCGCCGCTGCCCCAGCCGGGACCGGGCCAGACGGTGGCGCAGCAGACCGCCGCCGCGGTGCAGGGCGTATCTCCCGAGTTCAAGGCCGACATCAGCAAGCCAGCCTCGCCGATCGCGGCGCCGATGCTGCCCGGGCAGAGGCCGCCGGTGATTGCCAGGGCGGCGGAGCTGGCCGAGGGAACGTTCCGCCAGGCACCGACCGCGAAACTCGCCCGCCTCGAGTCGTTCTGCGACCTAGACGAGATCAGCGCCACCATGGCTGGCCAGAAGGACGCTATCAAGGCCGCCACCGCAACCACCCGCGAGGCTCAGGCAACGGAGCTTGCAAAGCGAGCGCGCGCCGCGGCGGACGCAGGACGCGTTGCGTCCTTCGTTGCCTCCCGGCCGCCGATGGTCGACGCGCTCACCAAACAGATCGCCGGCGTTCTGACCGCGCACTACAACGCCGGCCGCAAGCAGGTAGCCGACGAACTTGACCGCCAGCGCAAGGGCGAGGCCGTGGCCCAGGAGATCATCGAATCTCGTCAGGGCGGCGGCTCAGCGCAACTGGCCGACGTGCCTACGCCGACGTCGGCCGGCGCTGGCGGCATAGACGACAGGATCGCCCAAGAGGCGGAGGTCGCGGCGCGCGCCATCTCAATAGCAACGCAGGCCGCCGCTGGCAAGGCCGTACTGCGCACCGCTTCGTCGCCGCTCAGAGATGACCAAATTGTGGACCTGCTCATGGGAGCTTCCGACACCGCTGCGCTACAGCAAGGCGCGACCGTGACCCGCCTCATGGGAGACGGCCGCATAGACCAGGCTGCGGCCGACTCCGCCGAGATTGCCAGCGCAACTTACAGCGCCGTCATGGACCGCAACACGTGCGACACCTGCGAGGGCCAGGACGGCGACGAGACGACCGACCTAGACGAGGCGGCCGGCTGGACGCCGAACCCCGACTGTGATGGCGGCGAACAGTGCAGATGTCTTGTCGTGTACGAGATCGAGCAACCCGATATCGCCGAAACCACAGGAGTCTGAGATGAACATCCAGAACCTCTACCGCCTGCACCTTGCCGAGCACATCGCGGCCGGCGATACCACCCCTATGATGGTCTTCCCGATCGGCACGTTCCATTCGGCGAAGTACCCCGACCTGGAGTTCACCGAGGAGCTGGCCAACGAGCTAATCGCTAACTTCGAGGCCGGAATCCTAGGCCGTGAGCCTGTCGTCGATTCGAGCGGACGCCACGACGTATCGGCGCCGGCCGCCGGCTGGGTCAAGCGCGTCTATCTCGCCTCATACGAAGAGGGCGACGTCACCGGCATGGCGCTCTGGGCCGACGTCAAGTGGACCAGCCTGGGTGCTCAGCTTCTCTCAGACGACGAGTACAAGTATGGTTCGGTCGAGATCGGCATGGTCGTCATGAACGTCTCGGGCGACGAGGTCCCCAACGTGTTGCGCAGTCTGACGCTCTGCAATACGCCGGTACTCTCCATCATGCCGTCCGTCAAGGACGCCAAGGCGACGCAGACGATCGCCGTGGTCGCCACCCTGTCTGAGTACGACTTCGTCGACAACGACCCCAACGTGGGCGGCGGCGTCGACCGCGACAAAATCCCCGCCGCTGACTTCGCCGGTCCCAACCGCAGCTTCCCGATAGTGACGCCGCAGGACGTCGCCGACGCAGCCCGCAGTTTAGGCCGCGCCAAGGGCGACCGTGACGCTATCAAGGCGAAGATCATCAGCATCGCCAAGCGCAAGGGCGCGGCGTTCGTCGCCAAGCTTCCCGATGCTTGGAAGATGACCGAGGTCGAACTCGAGGGCAACCCCGAGGACGACGACGACGACCAGAAGCCCTCAGACGCTACCCCATGGGACGGCCTGCTGGCGATGGTAAACGCGCTGCCGGCGCACGCCAAGCTGGCGCTCAAGGGCCAGAAGGGCAACACCGCGATCCACGCCGGCATCGCCAAGCTCTGCAAGGACGTCGAAAACTTCTGCGACGGCCTCAAGACCTCAGAAAGCACCGACCCCGCTACTCGTGGCGCGGGTCGTTTGGAACCCGATTCGCTGGGAGCCAAGCCGGCGAAGGGAACGCACGACGCCAGCCACGACAGCGATGGGCCGAATGCCCCGAAAGGAGCTGATCACATGAACACCGACACACTGAAGAAGCTCAACCTGACCGAGGACGCGACCGACGAGGTCATCCTTGCCGAGGTAGTCAAGCTGATCGACCGCGCAGAGGCGGCCGAGGCGAAGACCGCCGAAGCAGAGAAGGAAGTCCGCAAGGTCGACGCCGAGGCGAAGCTCGCCGAGGCCATCAAGGACGCGCACGTTCTGCCCGCCGAGAAGGACGCCCTCATGGCGCTCTCCGAGTCGGCCCCGGACGTGTTCGCCGCAACCCTCGAGGCTCGCAAGACGGTCAAGCTCGTCGATGTGACCGAGCACGGCAACTCCGGCCACGAAGGCAAGAAGGAGATGGACGAGGGCGGCGTCACCGCCGATCCTCCGAAGGCTCTCGCCGACGCCATCTCTGGCTGGATGGCCGAGCACAACGAGTCCGGTCTCAAGGGTCAGGAAAAGGCCCGGAAGGCGCTGCACGTCTCCAACCCGCAGCTCTTCACGGACTACGCCGCCTATCTCTCCGAGCAGCACATCGGCGGCATGAGTCCTACGGGCTCGGACGTCTGACGCTCGAAAGTAGGTGACCCACATGGCATCACAAGACCACGACGTGCTCGCGCCACGGCGATCGTTCGTCGCTGACGCGGACCTGCGGAGGCACACAGCAGTCAAGCTGTCTGCCGACGGCCACGTTGCCCTCTGCGGGGCATCTGACCGCATGATCGGCCTCGTCGCCCTGGACTGTATCTCGGGCGACAACGTCGACGTGATCCTCGTCGCCCCGGCCGTACTGGCCATGGTCGACGGAGCCACGGAAATCGACATCGGAAGCCCGCTCAAGGTAAACGCGAGCGGACACCTTATCCTCGCCGAAGCGACGGACGCCTACGTGGCCGTCGCACTGCGTCAAGTCCTCTCGGGAACCGCCCTCATCGAGGTCGTGTTGCTGAGCAGCGACGTTGGCGCGCAGGGCTCAGTAGGCCCAACCGGCGCGGTCGGCGCTACCGGAGCAGTCGGGAGCACCGGAGCAACCGGCGCGGTCGGTCCGTCTGGCGGCCCCACCGGAGCCCAGGGCGCAACCGGAAAAACCGGAGACACCGGCCCCACTGGCCCGCAGGGCAGCACAGGCCCCACGGGTTGATCTGAAACTGCAACACCCCAGAAGGGGGTGAGAGTATGGCTTCCCAAGAACACACCAGCTTTGTAGCTCGTAAGAGCTTCATCGCTGACGCCGCGTTGTCGGCCAAGATGCCGGTCCAGTTGGCCGCAGCGGGCCACGTCGCGGCATATTCAAGCGGATACTGCATCGGCGTCGTCGACAAGGGATGCGCCTCAGGCGACATCTGCGACGTCATCCTTCTCGGCCCGGCCGTCAAGGTCTACGCATCCGCCACCGGCGCCACCGGCGTTATCGGCGTCGGCGACCCGCTCGTCGCAGGATCGGCTGGCATGATCCCCATGCCGACCGGCGGTGCCCGCAGCACCGGTCCCTGCAACGCCATCGCCCTCGAGGCTGTGTCATCCGGCACGGCGTACATCGAGGTCATCCTCGCTAGAGTCGCCTGAAAGGAGGCTGAGTAGTCATGGCTATCGTTTCAATCTCATCGGACCTCGGCCTCTTCCACGTGAATGAGGCCCTCAGTCAGTTCGCCCAGGGTTACGCCCAGGACGCTGACAGCTTCATCGCTTCACAGATCGCCCCGGTGATCAACGTCGACAGCAAGTCCGACGTGTACTACGTGGGCCAGACCGAGCACTTGCAGCTCTCGGATACGTCACGCGCACCGGGTTCGCTGTTCCCGCAGGTTGAGTGGGCCGTCTCAGAGTCCGCCTACACCTGCAAGAGCTACGGTGTGGAAGTCTCAATGGGTTGGGAGCTGCCGAAGAACGCCGACGCAGCCCTCGACGTCGAGCAGGAGAACGTCACCCTCGCGGTCGACCGCCTCATGCTCGCCGCTGAGTACCGCACCATGTACCAGGCCGTCAACGGCGGATTCACCGCGTTCGACTCTGGCAAGAGCTTTGCCAACTCGGGCTCGAACGTCAAGTGGGACGCCAAGACGGCCGGAGTCTCGACGCAGGACCCCTACGATGACGTCGAGGTTGCCAAGGAAGGCATCCTCAACCTCGTCGGGCACCTGCCGAACACGCTCGTCATGAACTACCCGACCTACCGTGCGGTGCTCGACAACACGTTCATCAAGGATCGTGTGAAGTACACCGAAGCGGCAGGTATCGCTGGTGTCATCACCAACGAAGCCCTGTGCAGGGTGTTCGACGTCGAGCAGATTCTGGTCGGCAAGGCCGTCTACGACACGGCGACTCCGGGTTCCGGTGCCGTTCCGAGCATGTCGTACATCTGGCCAAACGCCAAGTGCTTCGTCGCCTACATCGACAACCGCATCGGTCCGCTGCGCGCCAAGATCCTGGCGCCGCTGCGTACCTTCGTGTGGACGGCGATGGGTGGCAGGTTCGCTTCCCGTTCCTACGTCTTCGACCCCCGCATGAGCAACGTCGTGCAGTGCGTCGACTACGTGGACGAGAACGTGACCTGCACCGGCGCCATGGCAATCATCCAGAACTGCACGAGCTAAGCGGCAACGGGGGCCGGGCGCCTTGCCCGGCCCCCTCGAAGGGATTGAAATGGCAGCGACAGACTACCCGTGCACGATAGGCGACATCGAGAACTACCTGCCGCCGGGGCAGAGCATCAGCGGCTCGACGACGCCATCCGTGACCGCGGTCGACGCCATGATCATTAACGTCACTGACGAGATCAACGGCATCCTGCGCGCTCGCGGCTTCGACCTGCCCATCGACCCCAGCAACGACTACGCCCTGAGCTTCCTGAACACGGCCTGCATCTTCGGCACGATGGCGCGCTGGGCACGAACCAAGTTTCCCTCTGACACCGGACCGGGCGGCACCAAGGGCCTGGCTGCTGAATACGAGGGCAAGTACCAGGCGTTTCTGAAGCTCATCGAACTGCGCACCCTGGGCGTCCCGGACGTCTCCCGTGACGACGCCATCTCGGGCTTCGAGCACAGCTCGCGGCCGTTCGCGCGACGGAGGAGCGTGTGGTGAGCAAGCAAAAGAAACTCGACGAGATTCTACGCCGGCTTGACGACATCGAGAGGGCGCTGCGTGGGCTGAGCGCGGCTCAGGTGCTTGTGCCGACGCCATATCCTGTAGTGCAGCCGGAGCCGCAGCCGGTCTATCCCGGCTACCCGCCGCAGTTCCCCTATCCTGCGGAGACGATCTGCTAATGGCTACCGGCTCCAAACCCACCGCGACTCTGCGCTTCGACTTCGACCCGCCGCTGAAGGAGTTCCACTTCGAGCTGAGCAGGTTCGGCCAAGGGCTGAGCGACTTCACGCCGCTGTGGCTCACGCTGGGCGGATTGTTCCGCCAGGAGATGGCGGCTCAGTTCGCTACCGAGGGAGACGCCGGCGGCGAGCACTGGGCGCCCTACGGCGGTGAGACGGCACCGGCATATGAGCTTTGGAAGGCGAAGAACTATCCCGGCCGCACGATCGGCTGGCTGACCGGAGCGCTGATGGAGTCGATGACCGGCGGCCCTGGCTACAGCGAGGAGTTCACGCCGTTTACCGCGAAGTTTGGCCAGGCAGACGGCGCCGCTGCCGCCGAATATGGACCCTACTTCAATGACGGCACCGACAAGATGCCGGCGCGTCCGATCCTCAACTTCACGCCGGAGCAGGGCCTACTGTGGCAGCGCGCGGCGGTCAACTTCGTGCGCGAGGAGTACCACCACAGCGGCCTCGGAAGCCGCATGTACACGACGGCGCTGACCGAGGGCAACGCGAACCTCGCGTCCGGCGCGCCGATCCCGGTGGACTGAGATGCCATTCAACTACAACGTACAGCCCGGACCCCGAATCGGAGTCGTCACCGTGCTCCAGCAGGCGCTCGCCGTCATACAGGCGAACCTCGCCTCTGAGATCGAAAGCGTCAACTCGTGGTCGGCCGACCGCGGGAACATGACCGAGATCGTGATGCCGGAAGCTGAGTCGATCTTCACGTGGATGACGTATCCACACTATGTCGACGTTTACCCGGCGCTGATGCTCGTGCCATTCCAGACACGCACCGTGCGCCACAGCATCGCCGCGCCGCACCAGGACGAGTACGAGCTGGCGCGCTCGTGGGCGGTAGACGTGCTCGAGCAAGGCAGCGACTGGGGCGACATTACCGCGCGCCTCGAGCTGTGGGAAATCGCCATCTTCGAGTTGTTCGCCGACACCGAATGCTTGCAGTGCGGCCACACCGTCTTCGACGGCGCCGACTGGAATCAGCCGAGGATGACGAACCGCTCCAGCGGCGACCTGCTCCAGGACCTGCCGATGGGATTCACCACCAGCGTTTTTGAGTATACAAATCCGATCTCGCTGCCCAGTGTGGCGGAGGAGACGTTCAGTATCACCGTCAAGGCAACGTCATGAGAGGAGCCGAAATGCCACCGCAGGAACTGCATTACCAGGTGCGCGGGCTCGGGAACTTCGCCACCGCTGCGGAGGCTCAGGCCGC